GAGGCGCGCCCCGGCAGCCATGGCGACATAACCCCCAAGCCCTCCGGCGATATGAAAGGCGTCTCGCGCCGCCTGCTGCTCATCGGTCATACTGGTCTCCAGGCACAAAAAAGCCCGCTCGGGGGCGCGGCGGGGTGAGAGGTCAGGGCGAGGGCCAGGAGAGGGCGGCAAGGATCGCGTCGATCTCCGCCGCCGTAGCGGCGGCGCGCACGCCAGCCTTGGCGGTCAGGCGAGTCGCCTCGATCGCGGCGGAGGCCAGAGCCCAGTCACTCGCTTGGGCGGACACAACCTCGGCCACGCCCACCAGGGTATCGGCGGTGATCCCGACCTCGGCGGACAGGTGAGGATAGTCCTCGGGCGCGAGGGGATACCCACCGGAGACCATGGCCAGGCAGGCCACCGCCTCGGTGGCCTTGGCCTGGTAGGCCAGCGACTGCCCTGACCCCTGGGTCAGGTAAGCGCCGCGCGCCGCTTCGGCGGCGCGATCGATGCCGCGAAGCGACTCGCTGACGACGATGTCCAGGGGGGAGGCAGGGGCGTCTGGGGCCCAGACGGCGCCATCGACCGGATCCTCGAAGAGGCCTGCCACGGTTTTTCCCTCCCCATAGATGATATACGGCATCAGATACGCTCCTCTCGCCATCCATAAGTGCGTAAAAACAAGGCGTTGGGTGACCCCTGCATGACGGCGACCATCATTTTTTGGTCGGCCACCACATAGGACAGAGTCTGAAAACCGGCTTGGTCCCCGTCGTCCGTCACCGTCAGATGGTCATAGGTACCAGACGGCGACACCGTCACGCCCGTGGGGGTGACCCTGAGTGACCCATATCCCCCGCCGTCGGGAACATTAAATCCGACGATCCCGTGCCACTCGCAGGGAACCGGGGGGACGCTGACCGTGTACGACGTTCCCGCGGAGCCGGGGAAACCCGTTGTCAGGTACATGTCGAGCGGCGGAGAGAGCCAGTCAAACCGCCCCCCCACCTGGACGAACGCGCGAATGGCGGCGGATCCGTCGGTTTTGACGGCGCCAATGCGTCGGCAGGTCCAGCCGACAGGCGCATCGGCAGCCGTCGCACTGGTGGAAAAGCCGACATCCACAGCACCCGTCGTGTCCTCGCGCATGATATGCGCGTGGTACCATGTCGACGCGGCCAAGCCCCCGGAAAACAGCCCCCCCCCACCGTCTCCAGACGACCATGGGGCGCCCAAGTTTTTCGTGACCGTGGCCGACAGTCGCGCGAGCACGCCGCCGCAGTCGGCCGCGCCGGGCACGACCGCGACCGTCGTCGCGGATGGACGCGACATTTCGAGCCCCGAGATATAGCCGCTCGGCACCTGACGGCCGATGTAGGCGGCGATCGACTGCCGCAACTGGGTGAGGTCGTCGGCGTCGGGAGTGAGCCCCCCGAGAGCCGTGATCACCTCCACGATTTCCCGCATGGGGTGCTCGATCGCGGCGGCGGGGACCGCCGATCCGGGGATGTCGGCGATGGGGTCGCCGTCCACGTAGGGGGCGCCCGCCACCTCGCCGATGGGCTGGGTATACTCCATGTCAGGCTCCGGAATATCTGAAAATTAGGGTTGATTGCGCGGGTTTGAGATGCCGCAATTTGCATTCGAGGTCGACGGCGCGGGACAGCGTCATCAACCGCTCGGGCGGCGCCGAAAGCCCCGTCCGAAATCGCGTCACCCGGGGGCCGGGGACGCGCACGGTCCAGACGAACCGCACCTCCTGCCCGCCATTCAGTCGGTCGCCGCACCGACTGATCCCGGCGACGAAAGGGCGCCACTCGGTCACCGTGACCTCGTAGCCCAGGGCCGCGGCCAGCCCCTGGAAATAGGCGATGGTCTGGCCCCCGCGCGCCGCCCATTTGGCCACCACCGCCGCCCGCCGCTCCTGCACCGTCTCCGCCAGGGCGCCGACGCAAGGGTCCGGGAGGGCCGCCTCCGTCTCCCGGTCTGGCAGGGTCTCGGTCGACGACGTGGGATTAAGGTCGACGCGCAGGGCGGTCGCCCGGGCGTCGACATCGGCCAGGGGACCGGCCATGTCCAGCAGCAGGGCGCGGGCGCGGGTTCCGGGGGTGCTGAACCCCTCCCAATAGGGGCCGGGGGGGAGGAGGGCGGCCAGGGCGTCGGCGTAGTCCTCCACCGTGCCGATGGGCTCGGTCGACGTCATGGCGCGTCCTCGAAGGTCAGGGTGCCGAGGATCGGCAGGTGGCCCACGGGGAGGGCCAGCGACGCGGCGGGCTCGACGATGTCGTGGGCGTCCTCGCCGGACGCCTGGGACACGGCATTCCAGAACCACGAAAGGCGCAGCATGCCGCCCGTGGGGCCGCCTTCGCGCAGCAGCATGCCGCGCAGGTTTTCCGCGACGCGGGCGCGGACCTCCGGCGTGTCTGGCGTCAGCCCCCGGATGGTCACGTCGACCGGACCCGCGACCAGGGCGGGGACGTAGACGTCCGCCGTCACCGGGCGGTTTTCCGCCATCACCGCGCGCACCGCCTCCAGGTCCGCCTCGGTCGGGATGCCATTTTCGCGGATCGCGTCCATGGCGACCCGCACGGAGACCGTGCCCAGGCCCATGGCGCCGGGCGTGACCCAGACCCGGGTGACGCCCTCGACCGAGAGGGCCCAAGCCTCGTAATCGTGGGCGGCGCCGCCGTGCGGCGGCTTTTGGATCCGCGCCAGGATGCGCAGGCGGTAGGACTCCAGGTCCTCCTGGTCGGCGCCGCCGCCCAGGCCTTCCGCGCCCACGGTGGCGGTCGCGGCCACGCCCGCCGCCGGTTCGGTCAGGGAGAGGGGCGCGCCCGCGTCGAGATTCCCCGCGGCGCCGGGCGTGGCCGCCGCGACCGTCGCCGTGACGGTGCCCCCGGCGCCGATAGAGACGCCCGTGGTCACCGTGTAGACCGCGCCGCTGGTGGCGGAGAGGACGGCGCCCGCCGGGATGGTGGCGCCCGCCGTGCCGGTCAGGGTGACCGCGCCGGAGGCGACGGACGCCTCCTTGCGGCTGACCCCCCAGACGCGGCCCCAGGGCTCCAGCCAGTCGGTGGCATAGAGGGGATGGCCTTGGAGGGCGCTCCAGTCCAGGTGCCCGTGGAGCCCGTCGAGGCCCGCGGCCAGGGCGGTGGCGATGGCCAGGGCGACGTCGCGGCGGAGCACCGCGTCGCCGTCGACCGTGTAGGCCATGAGGATGGCGCGGGCTTCCTCCACGAGGGTCGCCAGGTCGGGGCGGTCAAAACCGATGAGGGATGCCATATCAGGTGCTCCCCCAGACGAGGCCCGCGCGGACGGTTTGGGCGGTGCCGTCCGCCCGGATGGCGGTGACGGTGATCGTCAGGCGGACGGGCACGGTGGGCATGCGGGCCGCCGTGACCTCGACGGCGCTGCAAATGCCGTCCTCGATCAGCCACTCCAGGGCGGCGCGGACATCCGCCTCGGCGGCGGCCCGGGTCGCCTCGGTCAGGACGGCGCGGGCGCGCAGCCAGATCAGGCAACCCCAGCGGTCGCCCTCCGACGGCGGCCAGGCGTCCGCCCACCACCCCTGGCGGTCGGTATCGTCGGTGGGGAGGTCGTCATCCTCCGCCGCGCGCGACCATGACAGGATGCTGGCCAGCACCGCCGTTTCCAGGGCGGCGGCATCGCCCACCGCCTGGTCCGTCAGGGGGACCAGGTCGAAAACCCCATCGGGGGTCATCCGTAGGTGCATGGATCATCTCTCCAGGGCCTCCAGGTCCTCGCCCGGAGGGAGAAAAAGAGGGTGCCGGACCTTGCCCTGGTTGCGGGCGACCAGTTCCGGCGCGCGGGTGGCGTCACCATAGAGGCGCTGGGCCATGAGGAGGGATCCGACCGGAGCCACGGGCGCGACGGCGCGCAGGGACGGCAGGGCACCCGCCCGGGTGGTCAGGTCGGTGGCCAGGGCCAGGCGGGCGGAGCGGGCCGCCGCGACGACGGGGTCGCCCCCCACCTGACCACCGAAATCGCTGGCCAGGGCGTCGAGGCGGGACAGCAGACCATCGCGCGCCGCGAGGGCGGACTGGCGGCTATCGAAATCCTCCGCCGCCGCCGCCCGGACCTCGGTCACCGTACCCATGCCCCGGATCAGTCCGGTGGCCGCCGCTCGACTGGCGGCCATGACGCGGGCGATGCCGTCGACCTGGGGAATCCCCGGTAAACCGGGGTCGAAATCCCAGATCGTCGCCATGGCGCCGCGCACGGCGGAGGCGGCCCCCGTGGCCACGGCGCCCAGGGGCGTGGTCGTCCACAGACTGCCCGGGAGGGCCGCGAACAGGTCGCCGGTCGCGGCCACGAACCCCGCGGGGTTGCCCGCGACGGTGGAGAGGTAGGAGGTCGCCAGGGTGGCGACGGAGGGCATGGGCAGGCCGGTCAGGCTGGTGACCGCCGACAGACCGGGGAGGGCGCCGGTCACCCAGCCCGACAGGGCCGTGGCCTGGGCCATCAGGTCGCGCGCCGCGGCGTTGGCGATGGTGCCGTCGACCAGCCACCCGGCGACCTCGCGCAGCCTGGCCTCCAGGGTATCGGCGGAAAGGGCCGACAGGCGGCGGTCGCCCCGGCCCGTGGCGGGGGTTTGCGCCCGCCCCACGGCGGTAAAGGTGACCGAAAAAAACGCGGCGCCTTGGCGCTCGACGTCCTCCGACCGTTTCCACGATCGGACCTGGACGCGCTGGTCGCCGCGCCAGGGGTCACGGTAGGTGCCGGGGCCGAAGGCATTGAGAGCGCGCTCGAATTTCCTGGCCGCAGCCAGGTAGTCGGCGCCCAGGATGACCAGGTCGACGGTCAGTCCCTCGGCCAGGGCGCCCGCGTCCTCCGGGTCCGGCAGGTCCGCGCCGTAAAATTCGTGGTCGGCGCCGCGCCGCCCGCCCGCGACATCGCGGCGGAGGACGTGGCAGGGCAGGCCGCGCCACAGGGCGGGCCGGAGGTCCTGTTTCCAGTTGGCCATGGGCGGCCCCTCCCGGTGGCCTATTCTTGCGTGGCGGCGAGCGAGCCCCATTGGTCGCCCGAGCCCCCCGAGCCCCCGGAGGACCCGACCCCGTCGGCGCCCTTGGGATAGGGCGATGGCGACCAGGCCTCGGGGGGTTGCAGGGTCAGGCGCGTGGTGGTCTGGTCCGTGTCCTGGGACCAGGTGACCGAGGTCACCAGCATGTCCCGGGCGATTCCGAGGACGGGCATGTCCACGGGCACGAGCACGCCCGGCTCCCACAGGGCGGCGGGCGCGCGGCGCCAGCCCACCACCGTGACCGTCAGGGTGGTGCCCTGGCCCGCGCGGCGGGCGACCTCCCACCGCGCCAGGCGCGCGGCCTTGGTGGGGGTCACCCCGCTATCGGCGCGGACCACCAGGCGGCGTACCGCGCGGATGTTGGGATCGGTCGCCGCGCCGCGCACGGCGGCGACGGCGGCGCCCCAGGCCTCATCGGTGCCCGCGCCCTGCCCCTTCACCACGATCTCGGCGAACCGCTCGGTGGCCGACCTGGTCAGGTCGGCGGAGAGGACAGCACCCTGGCGGCGGTCCTGGGAGAGGACCAGGGGCGTGGTCACCCGCGCCGCGGGAAGAACGGGCGTGATCACCAGGTTCCCCGCCGCGTCGTCGGTCAGGAAAAGCCCGTGGGCGCGGGCCACGCGCTCGATCAGGGCGTGGGCGGTTTCGCCCTGCTCGATCTCGACGTTGCCCACGGCCACGGTCGCGGCGGGTCCGGCGGACACGCCCACCCCGAAGGGCGCGGCCACCGCGCGGGCCAGGGCCGCCAGGGTGGTTCCGCCCGACCACTGGCCGGGCCCCAGGTAGGACTCGGCGCTACAGTCGACCAGGTCGCCGACGCGGGATCGGCCCTCGACCGACAGGGCATAGCCCGAGGCGGAGACCGAGGGGGCGATTTGCTCCACATAGCCGGTGATCACCGGGATGTCCCCCAGGCTGATCACCACCGGCTCCCCCAGGGGCAGGGTGACGCGGGGTGTTCGCTCCCGCGAGACGAGGGACAGGCTCCAGGTCGCGGCGGCTTGGTCGAGGGCCCGGGTGACCTCCACCCCCGTCCAGTCGGACAGGACGTGACCGCCCCCCCGCACCGTGAGGACATGGGAGGATGCGGCCATGGGCGGGGGGATCCTGTTTGGAGGGGCGTCCTAACCCTCTGTTTCGACGAGATAATCAACGTACCAATTGCGGCGAGGACCGCCGCGATCGGTGCGCAAGGCCCGGGCCAGGGCGACCACGAAGTGCTTCCGCAGCCGCCGCGCGGCGACGGCGGACACCGTCGCCTGAAACCGCCAGCGGGGCGGCAGGGTGGCCCGGTCGATGGTGCGATAGAGCATCAGCAGCGGGTGGCGCGAGGTCTCGCGCGGGCCCGACGACCGCCGGATATAGATGCCCGGCTTAAGGTTCATCCGTCCCTCGTCGCCCAGGTCGACCAGGAACGGCGTGGGCTTGCGGTAGCTGCCACGGAATGGCTGGCCACGGCGAGCGGCGGCGGCCTCCGCCGCCCGCTTGGCCTGTTTGACCAGGGTCCGGGGGCGCTTGAGGGGAGCGCCCTGGGGCGTGCCCCCCTTGCGAATGGCGTTCGTGGGCACCATCAGCCCATGGGCACCACGGGCGCGGCGGGAACCGCCCGTCTCCTGGTCCTCCATGAACCAATCGCGGGTATAGATCTTTGCCGACGGATTGGACGCGCGCATGTCGGCGCGCTCCACGCGGATCCCCTTGGCCACCCAGGGGCGGCGCAGGGTGAAATGTTCCGGGAGCTTGGCCTTGACCTCCGCCGCGCCCTCCCAGGCCGTGGTGGTCAGGGCCAGGGCCTGGGCAAATCGCAGGTGCCGCCGCTCGGCATGGGACAGGGCCGCGATGATGTCCTGGACATTACTGGAGTAGGAAAGGTCTAGCATGGTGCACACTCCATCACGCGCCAGGGGACGGCCACGCCCGTTCCGGTGGACAGATACCGGGCGAGCGCGTTCCATTCCGCCTGGGGGTAGGGGCCCGGCGACTTACTCAAAGGCCGGTCGTCCTCGACCTCCATCATGGCGGACAGGGCCCGCAGTTCGTTCACCAGATGGCGTTCCGGTGTATAGTCGGGGTCAGCCTGAGGCATGTTCTAGCTCCATCGCTTCGGGTCAGGCCCGGAGAGGAAGCTGGAACTTCTTCCCGGGCCGTTTTTGTTGCCCGACTATCGAAACACGGTTACTCTTTTCCCGTCAACAACTTTCGCAACAGTGTTACCATGACCCCAACCCAATGCAAAATGGCCCGTGTCGCCCTCGGGCTCGGCGTCAGAGAATTGGCGAAAGCCTGTGATATGTCTCAAAACACAATTTCCCGCTTCGAGCGCGGCGACCCGCTCAAGGACAGCACGGTCCAGCATATTCAAACCACGCTCGAAGAGGCCGGAGCCATTTTCATTCCCCGTGGTGTCCAGATCCGCGAACCGGGCCCCATCAAAAATGGGCCCGTGACGATCTACTTCGCCACCCACGGAGGCGGCGACCACTGCTATCAATGGGCCGTCGATTGGAGACAGTGGCGGGAAACCGGCATGCTCCCCATTAATTTGAAAGGCGCGGTCGCCTACGAGCCCGCGCCCGAAGAGTACACCCGTGCCCCCCAGTTGCCTGAATTGGTCGAGGACCTAAGGGAGAAAGGCGTTACCTTTCTCCCCCGCCCCGACGATCTTCAACATCGATTCCGGTCTCTGGGAAGAGACCGCGCCTAGATTTTCCCGGGCTCGACTTCCACGGTGGTGAATTCCTGCTTCTCAATGTCGTATTCGCAGGAATAAATCATATTGGCCCAGGCACCGAAGCCGTTCTGCGCTTTCAAGGCGTCGCCGAGGAACCGAAAAATCCCCTTGTCGTCCGCCTTGAACCCGCCATGGCTGAACAGGAATTTCCCGGTTCCGAATCCGTCCATCCATTCATAATCATAGGTCAGCAGCCGTTCGATCGCCGGTCGGCAGGCCACGGCGGCCTCGATCCGGCGCTTGTCGAAAAGGCATTGGGCGTTGGCGTTGCACGCCGCTTCCTCCTCCTCGGCCTTGGCTGTTTCCTCGGCGATCCGCCGGATTTCCGCCTGTGTGGCCTCTGGGGATATGGCATAGGGCCCATTGGACACGATGGGCACGGTTTCCTCGCAGCGGTAGGTCTTGCCGAAAATCCCTTCCTCTCGGGCGCAGGGCCCTGTCAGGTTTTCCCCACGGGCGCCCATGGACTCCCTTACGGATTCAGGCTGGAGGGCTGGTGCCGCCGCTGTAATCCACACCCTGTAGTCCCCGGAGTACCATTTATCCGTCGTACCAAAAACGGTCGCGGTGAAGGCGTCATCGGTCAGCGTCATTTTCTCTTGAGCCAGATCCCCAAGCGGGTTCCAGACGAAGAGCATCATTTCCGTACCCTCCGGAAGGGCCGGGCGCCCGGTCACCGTGAAGCCTTCCCCTTGGACGATTTTTCCCGTCCATCCCTCTCCGGAAAACTCAGCCACGAGATTCGCGCGCCTCTGCTCTTCGATGGCGGCGGCCCGGGCGGCGTCCGCCTTTTCCCGGGCTTCCTGGGCCTTCCTCGCCGACTCCACCTCGGCGATGCGCCGTTCCTCGTCCTGGCGGGCCCGGTAGGCGTCATAGTCGACCTTGGTCTGGATCTCCAGGGCCTGGGCCGCGCGTTGCTCGGCGGCGGAGGTCCAACCCTCCGCAACCGCTTGGTCGTCGGGGTCGGGAAGCAGGGACGACCCAACCCCAGAGAGAATGAACGAGGCCAGAAACACAATCGCGGCGCGTTTCCGGGTTGGTACCCCGATTCTCGCCATGGGCTTTATTAGACCGATCAGGCCCACGAAAAACGCCACCGTACTGGCAGCCAGTAGTATCAAACCAATCGCGGACATGCGCACCCCCCATCTGAATACTGTGTCGAGGGAGGACTCATGACACAATCGCTTTGATGGTGCAAGGCTACCATGTGGCGCCAGCCAGTCCGCGACCGCCGTCCATGCTTGTCCGCACCTCGGTTTTCCGCATGGGATCGGCCATTTTCGCCGACCAATCCCCTTCCCGGGAAATCCGCACTTCCAGTGTGCCCTTGTCCGGAGGGGCCGCCCCTACACCGGACTCCGCCACGGTTTGGCGGTCCGCGCCCAGGAAGGCGCGACCGCGACGGGCCCCGGCGCGCGGCGCGGGGACGTCCCTTTCTCCCTCCGCCGGGAGGTCCGACGCATCAAGCCCCAGCATGCCACGCAGCCCCGAGGGCACCATGGACAACAGCTTTTCCATGGACTCCCGAAGCCATTTTTTCAGGCCCTCCAGGGAGGCGGTCATCCCGTCCCAGAGACCCCCGATCCATTTTTCTCCCTCCGCTTGCAGGTCATAGCCGGTCAACGCCTTGACAAGGGAGGAAAAAAGTTCACCGACAAGACCAGGGAACGAGAACTCCTTGAACAAGGTAACAATTCCCCCAAAGAATCCTTCGGAGAAGGCGGATTTTACCGCGTTCCACTTGCCCTTCACCCATTCCGTTATTCCGGTTCCGAGCCCGGAAATCCAGTTTCCACCCTCCGTGTTCAGGTCATGGCCCGTCAATTCCTTGACGAAACCGGTGAAAAGGCCAGAGACAACCGGCGCGATCTTGAGCCCGCGAAACCACGTGGTGACTCCCGACCAGAGCCCGGAGATCCAGGCGTCTCCCTCCGCCGCCAAGTCGTAGCCCGTCAGGGCCTTGACGAGGCTGGAAAATAGATCGAACACTAGGCCCTGAATGGAGAATTCGCGGAATAAGGCGATGATTCCGTTAAAGAAACCGTCCTTAAACGCCGCTTTCACCGCGTCGAACTTGCGTTTGAACCATGCGGAAATCGCGTCCCAGTTGCGATAAATCAGGTAGACCGCCCCGCCGATCAGGGCGATGGCGCCCAGGAACCAGCCGACGGGCGTGGCCATAAGCGCGCCACCCAGGCCGATCACCGCCGTGGTCAGGGACACCACGGCGGTAATCGGGCCGGCCAGCAGAATGGCGCCCAGGGCGCCGAACGCGAGGTTCAGAGTACCAAATTTATCGGTCAGGGGTTTGAGAAAGTCGGAGATCTTCTTGAAAGCATTACTAATTTCCTCGAATGCCCCGGGGACTTCGACCTTTTCGCCCAGGCGGTCGCCCACCTGGGTATAGCCGAACAGAAAATCACGCACCTGCGGAATGATCGTTTTCAGGGCGCCCGCCCACTCTCTAAGTTTGGCGGTCAGGGGCCCCGCCACCACGTCCCTGTTGGCGTTGACCCAGGCGGTCAACTCCCGCACCAGCGGCTCGAGGGCGGGGATCAGCCCGGCCATGACGCTGTTCCGAATACCGGAAAAGGCGCGCCCCATGTTGGTCATCGCGTCGTTGTAGTTTTCGGCGGCCTGGGCCTCGTCCGCCGAAATCAGGCCATAGGACCGGGCCTCGGCGCCCATGGCCTCGATCTCGGCACGCCCCTTGGCCAGAAGGGGAATGAGTTCCGTTGCGCCCTCGCCCATTACCTTTTGCGCGACCGCGACCCGCTGGGCCTGGTCGGGGATTTTTTGGAGAGCGTCCGCCAGGTCCAGCATGACATCATAGGCCGGGCGCACCTGACCGGCGGAGTCACGGAGGTCGATCCCCATTTTCTCGAAAACAACACGGGCCTCGCCCGTGTTGTTCACTGCTTCTCCAAGATTTTTATTGAGGTCTTTCAACGCGGTATTCATAACCTCGCCGCTCGACCCCCACCTCTCGGAGGCGTACCCCAGTTCCTGGAGACGTTCGACCGACACGCCCATGCGGGCCGCCATTTTGGCCATGCCATCGGCGGTATTCGCGTAATCCGTCGCCAGGGCGCCCAGCCCCGCGACGGAGCCAATACCAGCCAAGCCCGCGAGCCCGGCGAGTTTGCCCAGCGCCCCCTTGGCGATGCCGCCCAGGCGCCCGAGAGCGGCGCCCACGTTGCGGATGGGCCCGATCAGCCGCTGAAGATTGAGGGCCGTCGCCACCCGGCGCGCCTGGTCGCGCAGGCGGGAGAGCGCCGCGCGCACCGCGCGAATGGGTCCCGTCGCCATGTCGACGGCGCGCAGGATCAGGGAGAGCCCGAAGTCCATTTGTGAGTTCCCCCCTAATGCGTGTGGTGGTTGGTGTTGCCCGCGGCGTCGATGATCGTGCCCGTCGCGTTGATGCTCCCGTTGACCTGGACATCGCCGTTGACGGTGACGGGCGCGGTGATGGTCACCGCGTCGGCGACCACCAGCACGGTGGGCGCGCGGACGGTGACACCCTCGGGCCGGGTGGTTTCGACCAGGATGCCGTCCGCGCGCAGGTGGACGACCTGGCCGCGCCAGTCGTGCAGGACCACCTCGCCCTCCTCGATATCGCGCGGGCGGTATCGGCGGTCCATGGCGGGCAGCGCCACCCGGTGGTCGCGGTCGATGGCGATAACCAGGGTTTCGGCGCCGTGGCCACCATCCGGGCGGCGGACCCGGCTGGTCAGGCCATAGGGGTGCAGGTGCTCCAGTTTGTCCTTGACCTCGCCGTCCCGGCCCGTGACCTGGACCGTCTGGCAGAGGGGAGAGTCCTGGGTGAGGGTCACCACCGCGCGGATGATCAGATTCCCCAGGCGATTGGCGGCGGCGCGCAGGGCGGCGGGGGGGATGGCCATGGCGGCTACTCCGTGGACTCGGCGAGGGCGCGCAGGTGGTCGATCAGGGCCTCGTGCGCCCAGACGAGATCGTCGAGGGGCATGGAGCGGACCACCGCCGGAGTCCAATGGTGGTAGACCATCAGGTCGGCGGCGACGGCGCGCCAGTTCCCAGGAGATCGCCCAAAAAACCGGTGGCCAGCTTGAGCAGACGCAGGAAATCGGCGAGATCGAGACCAGCGATTTCCCGCTCGGTCACCCCGTCGGCGGCGATGGCCGCGCAGAGCTGGCGCATTTCGCGCATGCCCGGGCGCGCGACGTCCAGACAATCCAGGGCCCCGCCGTGGGGGCGGTTCAGGGTGATGACCGACCGCGGCGCGTCCCGGCCATTGACCTTGCGACCCGATCGCGGCGGGTGCTCCAGGGTCAGGGTTTTCGACCCGTCGGGGTTCTCGTCCACCCAGCCATCCAGGGAGATGCCATCCAGGGCGGCACCAAAGCCTTGATTTTCGTCGAACATTTAGAATACCTCCGTCACTTCCAGACCCTCGAAGCGGAGGGTTCCGGACATTTCCTTGGGGTCGGGCTCGGCTTGGTTGACGAGATCCGCCATGGTCAGGGTAATTTCCCGATCAACGCAGGTGAGGGTCACCGTCGCGTCGCGGATCGCCTGGACGTCGCTCCACCGCATGCCGGTGGGCAAAAATGCCTTGACTTCGATGAACGGCATGTTCGCCGCTTCCGTCCGACCCACGCGGCCGGAGGCCCCTTGCAGGGAGGTGGCGGACCATCCGCCCGCCCCCCACTTGGCGCTATCGCTGGCGATGGGATAGGCCTGACCGTCGACGGTCAGCCCCATGACGCCGCCGACGACCTGACCGCCACCGTTGGCGGAAATGGGATTGGCCATGGGATTTGTCTCCGGTTAGGCCGCCGAAGCGAATTGCAAGGAAAATCCGACCTGAATGTCAAGTTGGATCAATGGGTTCGCCAAGTCCGGCGGGTAGTAGACGATCAGCCGCGTCGGATAGTCCGGATCGCGACCGACCTGGAGGCGGTCGACGAACTCCCGCTCGCGTTCGGTGAACCCTTTGAACTCCAGGTTTCGATAGTGGGCGATCAGGGAGGCCTTGACGCGCCGCGGCGTGGCATGGGGGACCAGGGGGTGAATGGGTGTCCCGTCGTCGACCAGCACACACCGCGTGTCGATCCATTGCCGTTCCATCGCGAAGCGCAGTTCGCGCAGGATCCGCTCCACCGTCGCCGACGTGGTGATGTCCCGCCAGGCGTTGTCGGTCAGGCCACCCGCCGATTGGGTATAGGTGGACACCGCGCGATCGATGGTGACCGCGCCCGACGTCGACCGGTTCCAGGTCGCCACGCCAGCGGCCAGGGCCGCGTGGCGGTCGGACCAGACGAGCTTTTCGCCCGGGTCGGCGGCCCCCCAATCCAGGGTTTGCAGGGGGCGCGCAGGGTGATTGGCGAGGGAGCGCGCGGCGATGGCGCAGTACCCGGCGGTATCCAGCCAGTCCGGATCCACGCCAGGCGCCCACATCACGCTGATATGCGGATCATTCCGGGCGGCGCCGAAGGCCAGGACCTCCGACAGGCTTCCCCGGCGCGCGCTGTACACACGGCCATAGAGCATGCGCAGGGGGTGCCAGCGCGACAGGGTCTCGTCCGCCCAGGCGTCCAGGCTCGTGGTGTCCGTCCAGGGCATGCCCACATGGGGGATGTCTTCGTCGCCCAGGGCGATGACGGCCAGGGTTTGGTCCGGCTCGCCCGCGCCATCGGCCAGGTAACCGTCGTCGGGGATGGCGACGCTCAGGCCAGCGGGCGTCGATTCATTGCCCAGCAGACCCAGGCGGTTGAGCTGGACGCGGATGGCGTTGCCGTAACTGCCCGTGCCGCGCGCGGTGATGGTGACCACGCCCGCGTCGGCGGTCGCGGTGACCGGCAGGGCGGACTCGGCGGTGATCGCCGCGGCGATGGCGGTGGCCACGGTGGCGGCGGTGGCGCCGGTCAGCACCCGCGCCCGCACCCGGGTGGCCCCGACGTGCAGGTTGATATAGCCGGAGGCGGTGGCGGTGCCGGTGACGGTGACGTCCAGGGTCGCGGCCACGCCCGCCGGATCGGCCATGGGCACGGCATAGAGGGTGGTGGTCTGATTCCGCGCCCGGAACCGCTCGACCATCAGGGCCAGTTGCGAACCCGCTCCGAACAGGGCGGCGGCGTTGGTGCCGTTGCCCGGGACGATGATGCGCTCCCCGGCGGTGGCGGTGCCGGTGGCGAGCATCTGACCGATCAGCAAGGCGGGCTGGTCGCCCGTGTAGGTGCCCGCCAGGGTGGCGTCGACCTCGGCCATGAAGCCGGAAGGCAGGCCGTCGGACGGGATTTGGTTAAAAATCGTGTTGGGAATCGTGGGGGAGTCCATGGGTTAGTCTCCCTGACGCGCGGTGGTGGGGGCGGTGGTGGTCGGGGGCGCCGGGATCAGATCGCCATGGCGCCCGCCCAGGGACCGGGGCAGCAAGCGCCGCACGCCGATGTGGCGCAGGTCCTCCGCCGTCAGGTCAAAGGGAGTGGTGGGCACGGACTCCCCCGTGCGGGGGTTGACGACGGTCACGGGGCCGCCGTCCGGCCCACGGCGGGCCGGATTGATCATCACGCGCATGGGCGCGGCTCCTCTCTCGGGGGTCAGGGGGTGGGCTGGTCGCCCACGGTGCTGGTCACCACGGCGCCCGCGTCGGTCTCGGTCGTCACGGTCATGACGGCCAGGGCGGCGCCTCGGGCCGGGTAGGTCAGGCGGGCGGCGGGCGACAGGTCCATCAGGATCGTCTCGCCCACCATGGCGTGTTCTCCCTCCCCATTGGCGAACTGGCGGGTGCGGATGGAGGGCGGCACCCCCCAGAGGGTGATCCAGGACGAGTCCCGCATCAGGGTGTCGAGGATCCGCTCGGTGATCCGCATGGCGTGGACGTCCCAACCCGTGCCGGAGCGGGTGCGGACCTCCATGGCGACGGAATATTTGACCTCGCGCACATGCTCGGCGCCCAGGTCGGCCTCCGGCAGGTAGAGGCAAAGGGCCGGGAGGCGATTGGGCGCCAGGGGCGCCAGACGCCCCACGTGGACCTCGCAGGGGCCAAGGGGCGCGGCCAGCGCCCCCAGCATCGGCGACAGGCGGGCCTCCAGGTCGGCCAGGAGCCACTCCCGGCCCGTCGAGGTGATGTCCTCGGTCATGGCGCCTACTCCCGGACCAGGTGGAGGGTCACCCAGCCCGTATCGTCGGGCAGGGCATCGGAGATTTTCCAGACCAGCCCGGCGCGGGTCAGGGTGCCGTCCACCTCGAAGGCCATCCCCGCGGGCAGGTCGGCGCGGCGGGCCCCCGCCGTGACGGAGACGGAGCGGACCGCGCCGCCCTCCCCCTCCTCCCAGATCACCGGATCCTCACGCCAGTCGACGCGGACCGGATAGGCCGCGCCCCCCTGGCGGGGGGTGTAAGTGGCCGGCGCGAGGTCGGCCAGGTGATCGTGGACGGCGGCGTTCAGGAGTGCGTCGAGGTCGGGGCGGGCCATGCTAGGCGCCCGCCACCGTGGCGCACATCACGCCATTCGGGCGATACAGAACCGGGAGCGGCGCAGATTGGGTGAGGAGATAGCGGACCGCCGGATCTTCCTTGAGCCAAGATTTCGCGAAAAAGCGCTCCGACTGGAACCCCGCCTCCTCGTCGTGGATGCATCCATAGGCGCGGACGCCCTCGACGCCACCGGACTGGGTGGCAGGATCGGGGGCCGCCCCCAAGATCACCGTGTAGTCGGGCAGCAGCTTTTTCCGGGCGGAGGTCGTCGGGTCGATGTAAGCGTCCTGACCCACGTAGAAGTCCAGGTCGCCGATGGACCCCTTGTAGGAAAATTTGTCGTTCCCCTGCCCTCGGACCATGGGGCCGACGTCGAGCATCGCGCCGCCGCGATAGGCGTCCCGGTCCAGTTGCTCCTTGACACCCGGGCTCGACCGGAAAAGCTTCCACGCCTCGGGGTCCATCACGACGTCCCGGGGGGTGACGCCCGATTCCGTCTGGACCTCTCCGGCCCAGTCCTCCAGATCCCCGAGCGGATCGACCCCCGCTTCCCCCCAAGCGCTGGCACCGATCAGCGACTTGGTCAGGCTCCCAGACCGGCCGAAATCCACCACCACGGTGGGGTACTGCTCCCCGGCCACGGTGATTTTCCCCGTGGTCAGCAGTTCCGCCGCCATCACCTCTTCCCGACGATCGAGCATCAAGCGGTGATCGTCCAAGGCCTGGGCCAACAGCCGCTCGCGCCGCTCCATCGGAGACATGGATCCGGTAAGCGCCTCCCCGGGGAGGCGCTTAAGCGGCGCCGTCGGAAGGAGCACGGTTTTCGGTTTGACATACGCCGGTTTGAACGATTTCGTCTGGTACCCGCGAGACTGGACCACCTCGCCCTCGACCAGCGGATGAACGAACGGCGCCAGGCGCAGATCCTCGTTCTCGACGTCGAAATGGATTTCCTCGCTATCCGGATCCGTCTGAAGGCCGGGGAAAAATTTCCCCAGAAGAAACTGTGACGGCATGTCGAGGCTGTTGATCGATCGCACCAGTCGGGCAGTGCCGTAAATGTCAATGGTCATGGCCTAGGCTCCCAGAACCGATTTCAGGAAAATGCCCCGATCGCGCAGGGCATCCGCCACGTCGGCGGAAGTGGTGTCACCCCCAAGGGTCAGGGCGGACGGATTGAACGCCCCGGTCAGATAAACCGGGGCTTTCACGGCGGAGGTCGAGGCGTCGGCGTCGGCGGACAGGATGGCGAGGGGATCCTGGGACCCATCCTCCGCGGCGACATCACAGGTCTGAAACTCGCCACTCGCCGTGATCTTGCCCAGAACCGTTCCCCGGATCAGGGCACCCGCGCCACTGGCCAGGGTGACGACACCCGTGACGATCGGCGGATTTTCCCCCGCCAGAAGCGCATCGTGGACGAACGCGCCAACGGTTCCGCATGTCGCCAGAAAATTGTCGGTCATCTATTGAGCCCTCCTTACTTGCCGCGCTTTCGCGCGAAACGGGAATACCGGGTCAGGTCCTCGACGCTTTCGCCCCGGACTCCACCATCGGCGCCCACGTCCGGATTGCGCGGCATCACGGCGGACAGGCCAAGGCCGCCGCCCTGGGGTTTCGCGGGGGCATCCGCGCCAGAGGCCGCGAAACAGGCCTTGGCCTGTTTGACGTCCAGCCCATTGTCAATGCACCAGGTCGCCAGCGACGGGTTGGCGGCGGCACCCTGGAGGGACATGATCGCGGTAGCGCGTTTGCGCTCGCGGAGCACCGCGGCACTCGCGGACGGCTCGGGGGCCGCCTCGTCGTCCTCGTCGTCCTCCGGGGGCTCGTCGCCGTCGGGCTCGCCCTCCTCGCCCTCGGCGGTCTCGTCCTCCTCGGGGTCCGCGTCATCCTCCGGGGGCATGTCCTCCAGGGTCTCGTCCTCGGGCTCGGTGCCCTCCATGCGCCGCGACTTTTTCGCGCCGATGGGCAACAGGCGGCTCATGCGCATGGCCGGTCCTCTCCTCTGTCTGGTGGCGGACGCGCCGCCGGTTTTTGGGGTAGCGCCGTCCCGGGCATCCAGGGCGGCGGCGAAAGCGGCGGGCACGTCGCGCGCCGCCATGATGGCGTCGGCCAAACCCAAATCCAGGGCCTCCGACGCGGTGAGACATTGCGCCTCGGTCTCCAGGGCCCGGGCCGCCGGGCAGCGGTCGCCCCGTCCCAGGGCCACGGTCTCGGCGAAAAGCTGGCGGGTTTCCTCGACTCCCGCCTGCCAGCGGGCGGCGACGTCCTCGGCCAAGGGGGCATAGGGCGTGCCGTCATCCTTGTGGGCGCCTGCGAAAATGGAGGTCACCTTGATCCCGTACTGCTCCATCATCGCCGACATGTCGACATGCATGGCGCGCACGCCGATGGAGCCCGCTCCGCCGGTTCGCGTGACGATCAGCGCGTCCGCCTGGCTGGCCAGGGCATAGGCCGCGGAATAGGCCTCTTCGTCGGCGACCGCCCAAACCGGCTTGGTCATCCGCACACCGCGAATGGCATCCGCCAGGTCGAAACATCCCGCGACCACGCCGCCGGGGCTATCCACCACCAGCAGGACCCCCCGGACATCCGGGTCCGCCTCTGCGGCACGCACTTGGAATTCGATGGCGGGGTATCCGGTCACATCGTAGGGGCTCGACAGAAACGGCCAGTTTTTGAGCAAAAGACCAGAGATTTGGATAACGGCGATACCCCTGGTATCCAACGCGAACCACCTCCGGGTCCCATCGCCCTGGGCCCGGGCCAGCGGGATGAACCCGTCGTCGTCGAGACTGGCGCGGGCGCCGGGGCGCTCCGCCAGGGTCGTGGCGATGAGGTGGTCCCGCCCTGGCGCGATCATGTATAGCTCGGGCAATGGGCCCTCCTATGGATGTCCGGACACGGGAATGCGCGACCGCCCGGGCCGCGCGGCCCGGGGAGGATCGCCCCCGTCCTGGTCTCTGGTTTCCGCGTCGTCGGCGACGTCCTGGTCGTCCACGGGGGGTTCCGTCACCGTGGTGCTGGTCGGATTGGGTAGCCCAAGGGCGCGGCGGCGGTCTTGCTCATAGGCAAGCTGCTCCGCCGTTTCCTCCCAGTCGCGGCCCTGGTCCGCCGCCTCGTCCTCCCAGGTCGACAGACCGCTATCCATGCGCATCTGGCTGGCCTGGGCCTCTTTCGTCGGGTCAACCCATCCGCGCCCCGGGCCGATGGTCCATCGGCATTGGAGCCAAAACCCGTAACCCTCCCAAAATGAGGGACTCCCCGGGGGCAGTTCCACCTCCCCCAGGTCCACCGCGTCCTCCAACCAGAGGGCGAAAATCGGGGTCAACCACCCGTCCGAAAAATGGTTTTTCCGGGCGACCAGGAATTTCCAGGCCTCCAGAAGGGCCGCGCGGGCAGACGAATAGTTCGTTCGGCTCCAGTCCTGGGCAAGCTGCTCGTAACTCGTTCCGGTCGCCGCGGCGACGTTCTGGAGGACCGACCGCTGGAACTCCCCGAACGCGCCGTTTGGGCGCTTCGCATCGGCGAAAACCAGTTCATCCCCCGGGAAAAACTGGGGAATTTGCATCCCATCCAGCAGGATCGGGCGCGCCTCGTTGAAATCGGACCGGAGACCCTGGTACCCGGCCACCGCGTCAATCGCGTTGGACGTGCCCAGGCTCGCCGCCAGAACGTTGTGGTCCATGGGCGACTTGATGTAGGCCGCGAGGATCGCATTCAGCAGCGCGGCCTGTAGCTCCGTCCGCGAATATTTTCCCGACATCTGGAGCGGTTCGACGGCGGCGGCGAGGAGACTTTGGCCCCTGGTTTGCTCCGCGTCGGTCGGCTCGAAATAGTGGAGGACCGACCGGCGCCCCCAGGGCGTTTCCGCCGGGATCCGATCCCAAGCATAGGTATCCCCCGCGGCATCCCACGAGTAGTCCGAGGGATGGGACCGGCGGATGTGAAAGGCCAGCGGGCGCCCGTAAGTGTCCCGCTCCACGCCCCCGCGCAGGCGGGCGCCGTCCATCATCCCCTGGGGATTGGACAGGCGATCCGGACTGATCGTCTGGAGCGTGGTCCGGTACCGCTGGCCCGGGCGGCCCTCCATGAACAGGGGCAGGGCCAGGGCCTCGCCATCCGCCAAGCGGTGACGGAACGCGAGCCCGATTTGCTGGGCAAACGAAAACCGCCCGGTCACGTCGAACGGGCGGCGGGGGTCATTGGCATAGGCCCGGAATTTCCGCTCGACGGAGCGGATCCACCCGCGCCAGGCGGCTGGATCCAGGCCCATGGCCTCCAGGTCCGGACGCCAGGAAATCCGCCAGTTCGCGCCGATGGCCTGGTCAACATAGCGTTGTAGCAGGCCAGACGCCCAGCCGTTGTTCCGCGCCAGGTCCTGGACGCGCCCGGTGATGGTGTCCCGCTCCGGCAGGTATGCCGCATCCGCCGATTTCGGCAGGGGCGTCCAGGTCGCCAGGGATTGGGACATGACGTCCCCGGCCCGAAAATTGGCGCCACCCCGCGCGGCCATCGCGCGCAGGGGGGTGACCCCGTCGGCGGAGACCAGGGCGGGCGGGCGGTGATGCATCGCGGGGTGTCCTTGGTTGAAGGGCGGGAGCCGGAGTGTCTGGGTCGATACCCGCGCCGGTCGGCATCATCGCCATCCCCGCCGCGCTTTGGGCCTCCCGCCCACGTGAGGGCAACCTGTAAGGATTGGTTGCACGTTCAAAAAATGGCCGGAGCCCGAAGGCCCCGGCCCAGTCCGGGAGGAAAGCAAGGAAGCGCCGAAAACCACGGCGCGTCCGGCCCACTCGCGCGGGCCGAACCTCGAATCCGGGTTTCCCCGGTGATCAGAAAAATGGCGTGACGGACGTCCCCGTCCCGCGCCCCAGGGCGACCCGCAGCCCTTGAATATAGCGGCGGAGTTCCTGGACGTCGGCCTGGGTATAGGTCACCGACCGCCCATTGCTCGACACTGTCGCCACTTTTCCACCGACAACCACCTCATGGAGGGCCGTCTCGGCCTCGGCCAGACGGGCCTCCAGGGTCGCGACATCAACCATTTTCACCTCGTTTTCCCAAGGAGGGCGGACAACAGCCTGTTTTGCCGCACCGATTTGTCCTCCGCGGGGAGGACGACACCGCCCCCCTCCTCTGGCGAGACGGTGGGAAGGGCGGCGGAGCCGGGGGCAGGCTCCGCCGCCACCGCGCCCGGCGGGACGATTGGGGGGTGGGCGCCGGGCAGCGTGATAATGTGTGGGTTCCCCTCGCTCCGCATGAACGACGGCCACCGGTCGGGGCGCGACCAGTCGACGCCATTGGTCAAATGGAGCGCCCCCGCCTTGGCGTAGGCGGACAGGTCGAATGCTTCGTTTCGCTTCCGAACACGAACCCACCCCGTCTCTTCTCGGCTCTCGGCGCAGAGTTCCGCGAATACCCGATCGGGCAACCTAGCCAACAGGTGGGTTTTCCCCGGGCCTCGTTCTGTTCGCCGAAGGCCCCGGTCCACCATGTCCTTCATGTGATCGACGCCGACTTGGAGGACTGGGACCTCCCCGCGGGCTCCCGCATGCCGGTCTTTCCGCCCACTGTTCGGGTGCGTCATCACGAAGCGCGGGACCTTGAACCCGCCAGCGCCTCGGATCGGACAAATCCGCTCCCCGTCATCCTCACGGTACCGCCTCCAAAATCTGTATGCGTTGTCCGTGACGCCCGCCGCACCGTGCGTATCGTACATCACAAGCGCGGCACGCATGACATGACCGGGACGGTCGGCTATGGGCCACGCCGTTCGGATGACAGGATCCAGAAGTTGGTCCCAGTCCTCAAGGAACCGCGCCGGATCAAGAAGGCGGTCCGCGTCGCCAGCGGACAAATTGGGCCGCGTCACGTCGAAGCGGGCGAAAATCGTGGATTCCAGATCCCTCGCGAACGCCTCCAACTGAACCACGAAGTGGGTGCCCTGCACGTCGACAGCGGCGACCACGAACAACGTTCCCGCGGGAACGACGTTGATCGGCCCCGGTTCCGCCCTCGCCTTAAGAGTTTCCTGGTCGAGGACACCCTCGCTCCGTTTGGCAAGAATCGCCTGGGGAATGTAGGGCTCAGCCTGGTCAGTGTTGACCGTAGTGCGCAGGCGGGTTTCCTCGCCGTTCTCCTCGTAGGTCCGCAACGCGGATTGATACCGCTCAAGCAACCCGCGCCATGTTTGGAACACCGCCGCCGGTCCGCGTAGCCAGTAGCTGGCAATCGGGCTGGTGATCGCCTCCCCGACGATGGCGCCGTCCACGATCGACAGCCCCTCGGCCAGCCATCGCCCACCCGCGTTCAGCCGGGCCTTGTCCGATTCCTCGATCGGCATCCCGCAATGGGGGCAGACCATGATTGGCTCGGCTGGCGATCCAGACAGCAGGTCAAACCGGGGCTCAAAGCCCGTGCCACATTGTGGGCACGTCCAATACCACCGCCGCCGGTCCCCCTGATTGTACAGACCGAGGATACCGGCGACGGGCGGCGCTTGGTGGGGAGTCTCCGGTTTCCATGTCGGGTCCGTGAAATCCCGGCCCGGGCTGGACTCGCAAATGGTCATTCCCCGCGACCCAAAGGTTTTTGTTCTCTGGCGGGCCAGGTCGAAGGGCTCGCCCTCCCCCTCCAGGTCGTCGGGCATCCGGTCGCGGTCGGTCAGGGCGACGACCCCGACCGCCTTGGACGACAGGTGACTGACCGTCGGCCAGGCGACCGTCAGCATCATCCCCCGGAACTGTTTGTCCGTGATCGTGTCCGACGACCGTCCGGGGCGGAGCCGCTCCGCGACTTTCGGGGCCTCATGATCCAACAGGCGACGCAGGCGGGAGATGCTGAAATGCCGCGCGTTCTGTTGATCCATCTGGACGATCATCGTGTCCAGCGGGTCGCAAACCGTCCGGTGAACAATCGTGTTCACCAGTAGCGCGTCGGTTTTCAGGCTCTGGGCCGGTCCGCAAAACACAACCGCCTCGACGTCACGCGAGGCGGTCATGTCCATGGGCTCGACCATGTAGGGTGCCCGGGCATTCTCCCATGGCCCCTCATAGCTCGGGGTCACCACGCGGCGGTATTTCTCGGCGGCCTCCGATGGCCGGATCCGCGACGGGGGCAACAGCACCTCCGCCGCGCGGGCCAACAGGATGTTCGGGTCGACGTAGCCAGGAAGGGGCTCAATCCCGCCGATTTCCATAACCGTTCCCCCGCGCCATCATTTCCCGGGCCAGTCCCTCCTGGAACCCATCGAGTTTTTCCTGGAGGGCTGCGATCGTCGCGCCATCCAGGCGCAGTTCGCGGCCCACCGCCTCCGGCAGGGACTGCAAGAACCGGGCGAGCCGGGTTAGCAGACCCTCGAAAACGTCCTGGACCTCACGGGCCTCGACGAGGTCCCGTTGGGAAATCCGAAGTTTTTGTTCCGCCAGAAGGTTCTGCAGAACCTTCTGGCGGACATCCGGGGCGAGCCCTGCCGTTTGGTCTCGGCTCTCCCCACCGGTCAGCCCCAATTGAGCCTGTTCGATCTCGGCGGCCTCCCTGGCCTGCCGCGCGGCTTGCTCCGCTTCCTTCCCAGTCCACCAGGCCCACACCTCGGGGAGGTAATACCCGTAGGGCCTCCCATTCCCGCCATCCCGGCGACAGGGGACGTCCCGATCCTTGAAGGTCGGGAGGCTCCACCCCAGGGCCTTGGCCGTCTTGGCTTGGTTCCACAGCTTCCCGTCGTCCCCGTCCCACTGGTCTGGCCAGGACGGCGGCCATGCCGGAACCCCGTTCATCGCCACCCCCATAACAAAACAACAACAGAAACAACAACTTAAACCCCTTTCCACCCCACCCAGCCCAATCAACCGGGGTTCGCTTTACTCGCGGGGGGTGGGGGGGGGGTGGGAAGGACCCATTGGGAAAAATGAAGGCGGATCAGGGGGTTAGCCCTGTCCGCCTTCGGTGTCCGGTCTGGGTGGGGCCGGAAATGGCGACGGGCGCCAAGGGGGATGCCCTGGCGCCCGTCACACTTCGCGACCTTGGCGGAGACCATGCCCGAAAACCGGCAGTCACCGCAAGAGGTTTTTTCAATCCTCGCCCAGGGTGGACCAGATGGCCAGGAGGGCCCGCTTGCGGGCATCGCGCAAAGCCCGTTCGCGGCGGTGGTGCGGGTCCGCCTTTTCGAGGCGGCGCCAGGACATGCGGTTGCACCGACCGAGGACCAGCATGCGGTCGAACCGGTCCAAGATCCAGACGGCGGACAGGACGTGGTCGGCCATGTCGATTTCCTCGCCGGTCGGGCGGATGGTCTCGCCCTCGGTGTCGGGCATGGCTTGGCGGAGGGCGAGGACCGCGACGCTGGGGCCACCCCCCAGCCACGAGATTTCCCGGATCGGGGGCATGCGGCGGATCACGTCGAGGGCATGGAGGACCAGGGCCTCGGCTTCCGCCGCGGGGCCCAGGAGGTCCGCCGGAGCGCCGACCAGAACCGAGACGCAACGGGCGCGGCGCGTGGGGCCGAATTCGTTCCCCTCCAAAACCGTGTCAGTGACTGTCAGAGCGGTGTCAGAGTCCTTTCTGACACCATTACCGCACTGTTTCATAACGGAAATCCCCTATTCTATTCTTCTTTGTCAGAACTTCTTGATTAGAAAGAAAGAAACGTGGCGCGCGCCTACGCGCGAGAGGGGGGCGCTGACACTCTGACACCAGAGGCGGAGAGGGCAAGAACCCCAGGAAAACCGGGGGGTTGGGAGTGTCAGAGTCCACTCTGACACCGCTCTGACACCACCCGGCCCCCGCTGACACCCTGCCAAGCCTTCCCAGGGAGGGGGCGCGGGGGAGGCAACGGCGCGGCCTTGGTCCGCCTAGGGCAACCATGGGCCGTCCTCCTCTGTCTCCGGGGGGGGCTGGGGGGGATCGTCGTCGGGCACGGATGGGGGTCCGTCCAGGACGGAGAGCGGCAGGTGGTAGGCCATGAGGCGCAGGGGGCGCCCCTTGGGGTTGGCCTCGGCGGTGCCCGGCGCGAACCGCACCGCGTTGGGCATGCGCGTGTGGCCCGGCAGTTCCTGGAGGACGGACCAGCCCCGGTTCTGCCAGTCGCTTCCCCGATAGACCGCTTCCAGGATCTGGTGGTCATAGGCGATGGCCAGCCAGTCGCCGCCGCGCCGGGAGACCACGGACACGCCGCAACGTTTGAGGGTGTTGTGCGCCTCGTGGTCGGAGCGGTCGCGGATGACCTGATCGATGTACTCGGCGATGGTCCGCTTGCCGCCGCCCTGCCATTGCTCGACCTGATAGGTCAGCAGGCGATTGAGGCAGGACCATTCCGGCGCCACCACCTCGGGGCTCGAGTCCAGGATTTCGCCCAGTCCGGCAACCTCGGCGCTCGCGTCGCTGGATTCCGGCAGGGTAGCGTGGCGCAGCAGCCAGGACCACGCGAGGACAACCCCGATGGTGGCCTGCCGCCGGGGCTCGATCACCCCCGCCAGGGCGAGGGCCACCTTGAATTCGACGATGGTGTCGTCGAGCAAGGGGTAGACGTGGAGCATGCGGGCGCGGAACGCCGCGCCCAGGTCCGGGCGCTTGATCGCGGCCATGCGCCGTTCGTGGGCGGTGATGGCCTTGGCGTCGCTCTCGCCGACGTCGAGCTTGCGGAGGCGAAGGCGGATGGTGCGGTTGACGTCCGCCGCTCCGCCTGGCGGGGCCTGGATCCCGATGAAGGCAAAGGCGGCCATGACGGTTTTCACGCCACCCTCGGCGCCGCCCAGCAGGGTGCGGGCGCCGTCGTCGTCGTAGGCATAGCGGGCGATGTCGCGCAGGGCCTGCAGCCCGTTTTCACCCGCCTTTTGCTCGTACTCATCGCAGACGATGCCGGCGGCCCAGCCGCGCAGGTCCCATTCCCGGCGGATGCCGGGGGCCGTGGGATTTTTCATCAGGATCGGCAGGCCCGCGAGGGCCTGGAGCACGGCGCCCAGGGCCGACTTGCCGCAGCCCGAAGGGCCGACGAGGTCGAGGATCGGGCGGCGTGGCGACAGGGCGGGCGCGGCGAGGACGGCGGCGGCCCCCAGAGCGAGGCCGGGCGCGACCTCGGGCAGGGCCCATTGCCAGCCGTCGCGCAGCCAGTCGTGGAGCCAGTGGACCACGCGCTCGGGCTTCGAGGGGTCGTCTACCAGGGGGGCCGCCATGCCGTGCGAGTCCCGTCCATAGAACACACCGTCGACCTGATCGCCGACGGTGCGGAGATCGAGGGTCATCCCCACCTCGGGCGGGGCATCGGCGGGTAGCCCCAGGGGGGAGCGGGGGGAGGCGACGCGGAGACTATCGCCACAGTGGACGATCACGCGGCCCTCGGACCCGGGCCAGAACCCGACGCCCCGGCGCCCGGCGTCCATGTCGAACGGGCCGCGCGCCTGGCAGGCCTGCATCAGCAGGGGTACGACCAGGGAGTGATTCCACGGGGTTTTGTTGGCGGGGGGCGCGCCCTCGCGTTTGCCGTAGGTGGCGACGTCCTGGAGCCAGCGGAGATCACCGAAAAACAGGTCGGCGACCGACCAGGGGCGGGCGAGGTCCGCCGCCGACAGGGCGCGCAGGCCGCCCCGGGCATCGGCGAACACGTATTTCGTGGGACTGCCGGGGGCGCCCGGCACGTAGCCGAGGGCCCGGATCGGGCAGTCGCCGCCCAGCAGGTCGGCGTTGGCCGCCTCGATTTGCGCGGCGAGATCGTCGGGGGTGAGGGCGGCGTCCGTCATGGGGACACCCGCGCGGCAGGGGAATGGGGGGTGGGAGCGAGCGGAATCCGCCCCGGGGTGGCGCTCATGGCCGGTTCTCCTACGCAAAAATTTCGTGGGAACACCATGGCGATTACCAGTCGCACGAGGTGCCCAGGGCTGGTAACGCGGCGTAGGACGCGCCGAACGCCCTTTAGCCTCGCGGCCTGGACATGCGACGTTCGACCCTGGACTTGTGCGGGGACCGTTTTTCGACCGGCGCCGCCTACGCTCACGTGACGCAGGCGGTTACCAGCCACCCGTGCCCATGCGCCCACGGTAGCCGGGCGCGGCGCCGCCGTCAAGCGGTGCCGAGATATCGGAGCCAGGACACGGAGCGGCATCGTTGACGTGGCGGTCATAGGAGACGCCCCTCGGCCATGAAGTTGGTATAGATCATCTCCCCTTTCACGGCGTTTCCCCCACCCTGGACCAGGACGGGGGTCGCCTGCCACTCCCGCAGCACGGACCCATAAACGGTGTCCGGGTTCATGGTGAGGATCACCCGAGCCGCGGCGCGGGAGAGGCGATCGGCCAGAGCCTCGTGGTCCGCCGCCGTCATGCGCACGGCGTAGCGCCGCCCGACGGGGCCAGGGTACGGCGGATCGACGAAAATTAGACATTCAGGCGTGTCGTAGTCGTCGAGGACACGGAGGGCGTCGCCAGACCTGATACACACTCCGCGGAGGCGATCGGCGACCTCGGCCAGGCGATGGGGGAGGCGCGCCCAACCCCGTTCCGGGGAGACGGTCATGTTTTTGGACCAGCGGAATCCAGTTTTATGGGCGTCGCCGCCGCGCCCGAACCAAGACCGGATGAGGAAATGCAGGGCCTTTTCCACCGGGTCCTCCGGCGCCGCCACGTCATACGCGCGGTACAGCAGGTCCTCGGCGTAGGGCGTCAGGTCGATGGCGGCCAGCAGGTCGGGGAGACGGGGGGAGCGGAGCACCTCGAATAGGTTGATCACGTCGCCGTTGCGATCGTTGATGACCTCGCGCGGGTGTCTGGGCTTGGAGAGGGTCACGATCGCGGACCCGCAAAACAGGTCCACCCAGGTGGCGACGCCCGGGGGAATCAGGGCATGGATAGCTGGGCACATCCTCTGCTTCGACCCATAGTAATTGATTGGCCGTTGGACGGTCATCACACCCCCTCCCCGAGCGCCGCGATCATTTCGTCCCAGGCGTCGGCGCCGGGGCGCGGCCAGTAGCTGGCCACGGTGCGGCCCTCGCGGCGGCGGCGGTTCTCGCCGCGGCGGATTTTCTCCGCCGCTTCCAGCGAATCCTTGGCGTCGTTGTCGGCGATTTGCAGCACATGGCGCACCACCGGGGGCAGGATGACCGCCGGGCGGGACATGTCCGGCTCCGGCGTCGGCAGGACCGTGGGGCCGCCGGGCCGGGGCGCGGGGTGGGGCGCCCGGGCCCCATCCGGGGCCCCCGGACCCACGAGATTGCCAAAATTGATCGCCACCCACAGGCCCCAGGCGTCGGGGGACGGGTCGTCGACCCCCACCCGGATGCGCAGCAGGCGGGCCACGGCCAGGGCGGTTTCCAGCCCCTCGGCCAGGACCATGCGCCGCCGCGCCGGGGTCAGGCGGATGGCGCCGCCCGCCTGCCAGCCCCGCACCGCCTTGCCCTTGCCATCGTCGCGCAGGCGGTCGGCGCCATCGTCGCGCAGGTAGGTGGCATGGATGCCGACGATGGGGTCGCCGCGCCCGTCGGGGCGGGCCTGGGGGTTGGCCGGGTCGTGGCGCTGGATCGCGGCGAGGAGGGCCGGGTGCCAGGTGCGCCGTTTGGTGCCGCCCGGCCCCTCTTCCTGGCGGAGCACCTGCCCCATGTGGCGGAGCGACCAGGGCCAGGACCCCAGCACCTGGCGCCCGGGCAGGATCTGGCGCGCGGCCAGGTAGGCCTGGGACGGGGTGCCGCGCGTGTCGGCGCGGGCATGGGCCCAGTCCTCCAGGGCGCGGTCGAGGAGCCATTGCTTGGCGCGGGCGGCCTCCGCCTCCGCCGCCTCGCGGCGCTGGCGGGCCGCCTCGGATTCTCGGTCCAGGGCGGGGTCGCGTTTGCCCTCCGGCTGGGGTTCGGCCAGTCCGGCCTCGCCGCGCAGTTTCGCGGCGGCCGCGGGGAAATCCAGGCCATAGTAGCGCATGACCCAGGCGTAATGCTCTCCGTGGGCACCGCAGCCGAAGCAGTGGAAAAAGCCCTTGTCGTCGCGGACGGTGAAGGACGGCGACTTTTCGGAGTGGAAGGGGCAGAGCCCCACCCACTCGGCGCCCTTGCGCGTCAGTTTGACCTTGGGGGCGATCAGGGAGGACAGGGGCACGCGGGCGCGAACGAGGTCCTTTTCCGCGTCGGTGACCTTGGGGAGCGCGGCCATCAGGACCCCGCCCCAAGGCAGAATGCCTTGCCAAATGCAAAGGCCCGCGAGTTTTTCGCGAGCACGACCTTGCAAGAATAGCTGATTTGAACGCATGGACAAATGGCACACCCATTGCTACAGGGGGCCCGCTCGGACCGAGCTGGGAACCCTATGTGGGTGCGCCGTTGTCGCGGCGCGGGGAAAGGGGTTGCAGCCCCGAGTACCCTCCCAATTCCCGGGTGGGAATCGGTTAACGCGATCTCTCGCGCATAGGGTGTTTGAAACGGTGCCCGAGAGACGCCCTCGGATCCATTAGGGGATTCCCGCAATCCGATCGCCAACCCCATCACTCGCCCCTATCGCTCGTAGCCGAGGCGGCGGAGGTGGTCGCGCAGGCGACGCGCCATTTTCTCGCCGCTCCGGTCCACGTCGGCCAGCAGATCGTCGCCCGCGGCATCGCAGATGGCGGCGCGCATGGCCTCCCACGCGGCATCGAGGGGCGAGCCCGCGACCAGCACCGCCCGGCCCTCGGCCAGCAGGTCGCGCCACAGGTAGGCGCAGCCCAGGAACACCGTGACGAGGGTATTGCCCTCGAAGGGGCGCAGGATCTCGCCCTGGAGGCGGTGAAGGCGCTGGCGCGCCTTGGCCGCGCCAGCGGCGCCCAGCCCCCCCAGGGTGTCGGCGATGGCGCCCTCGAGGGCGTCCAGGAGGGGGGCGAAGTCGTCGGCCAGGGTGGCGCCAGGGGTGGCCGCGCAGTCGTCGGACAGGCGGCGGGCGACCCGGGCGAGGAGCGCCATGGGCAGGGCGCCGGCCACGGCGCGGCGGGGGTTGATATAGGTCATGGGGAGGAGTCTCCAGGAAAAAGGGACGCGCCCAGGTCGAGGCGCGCTTGCGCGCCCGCGTCGACCCGCAGGGGTGGCTGCAGGTGGGCCGCCCGGATGCGCTCCAGGGATGTCTCGTAGTGGGCCGGGTCGATCTCGATCCCGATGAACCCGATGCCGGAGCGGACGCAGGCGACGCCCGTGGAGCCGGACCCCATGAACGGGTCGAGGACCACGGCCCCCGGCGACACCAGACGGAGGAGGTCAACCATCAGGCGGGAGGGCTTGCCGGTAATGTGGTGCTTTGGCTCGACGGTCGCCGCATGGCGGAAAACGCCGGGGGCGACCGGTCCGGACAAGGGCAGCGGGCCATGGCTCCCCCACACCACGTACTCGCATTGATTGCGATACCGCCCGAGTTGGGGGCGTGCGCCCTCCGTCTTGTCCCACACCGCGAGGCCCCGCCAAACCCACCCCCCGGCCTGGAAAGCGTCGGTCACCGTCGGGACCTGCCGCCAGTCCGCGAAAATCGCGCCCAGTCCACCGGGGCGGACGCGGGACAGGGCCAGGGACAGCCAGAGGGCGGACCAATGGGCGAATCCCCTCTGGTCGCGGTTGTCGCCCTGAAACTCGGGGTACAGTCCGCGGTGCTGGGGAGATTGATATTTCGTGCTGGTTCCGCCCATGCGGTCGCCACGCACCATGCCACCGGAGGAATAAGGGGGGTCGGTAAAAAGGTGGTCGACGGCGGGGAGACCGGGAATCACGGAGAGGGCATCCCCGAGGATCAGGCGACATGACCCGATTGTTTCATCACGCAAGATCAATGGATCCACCCCCCTTGCGCGCGGCCTTGAGGCGGCGGACTTCGGCGATGAAATCGGCGTCGTCGTAGTCTCCCAGGCGCTCCAGGCGGGCGCGGCACGGGGGGATATGGACGAGGGGCGAGCGGCGGGGCGCCCGCTTGTCGACGATCAGCCAGGCATAGGCGCTGGCCGTGGAGGTATCGGGCGCACAGCACCCCTCCTCAATGGGCAGCCGCTCGACGAAGGGCAGCACGGTCACATGCCCGGCGTGCGCCTGGAAAATCGTGGCGTAGCGGTCGGCGCCCTCGAGCAGTTGGAGGCGCCCGAGGAAGGCCACGCCCCGGGTCGCCTCGCGCAGGGCCACGGCGAAAAACCGCGCGAGGTGGGCAAACGGGGGGTTGGTGATCACCCAGTCCGGGCGGCCCGGGACGGGACGCGGCGCCAGGGCGAGCCCGTCGAGGGAGAGGAAATCGAACCGGGCGCCATACCCCCGGTCGGCGATGTCGGAGGCATGCACTTGGTGGGCGACCTCGGCCAGGGGGCGGGCCATGTGGCCGCGCCCACAGGCGGGTTCCCAGACCACGGCGCCGGAGAGGTCGACATCCCCATACTCGGCCAGGGCGCGGGTGCCCCAGGGTGGCGTGGGGAAAAAATCGAGGGAGTCCCGGGGCTGCACCCGCCGGGCCGCCACGGCGGTGGAGAGGGCGGCGGTCATGGGCGCCCCAGCAGGTCGAGCCAAAGCGCGGGCGCGGCGCCGCCCTTCCAGGCCAGGAAGCCCAGCCAGAGAATGGCGACGATGCCCAGCAGGGCTTCGATGGATCCGTTTTTCACGCGTCCCCTCCCGGGATGACGATGGGGGGGCAGTCCCAGGCGACCAGCAAGACATTGGCGGCCCCGACGATGTCGGACAGGCGGGCCACGCGGCCATCCAGGCGCCAGCCGCTGGGGCCACGGGGATCGGCGGTCAGGCGCGGCCCCAGGGCATCTTGGGCCCGCAGCAGGGGATTCGCGTGGCGGTCGTTCAGGGGGAAGATCACAGGGGGTCCTCCCCCAGGCCGCCCGGCAGGCGGGCGGCGATGGCCGCCGCCAGATCGCGGGCCAGATAGGCGGCATGGCGCGCCGTCAGGTCGACCGACAGGGCACGGGAGCCATCGTGACCGGGGGCGCGCCAGCCAAAGGCGGCGAAGGCGCCGCCCCCCTCCCGCGCCAGGCGCAGCAGCGTTCCCGCGGCGGCATAGGCGAGATGGAGGGGGAGGTCGAGGGTCGCCAGGGCGCCCTCCCGACCCGCGTTCGTGACCAGCTGCATGGGGGCGCCGACGCCGCCGTCGGACAGCCAGAGTCCGCGCCAGGGCTCGCGATGGGGGCTCATGCCAGGACCTCCCGCCCGCCGGTGCGGGCGACGCCGCGCCAGCCCTTGGCCTGCCCGTTCCTGGGCTTCGGCACCCCGTCGACGCGGACCACGCGGGCCGGGTCGAGGTCGGCCAGGGTCTCCAGGACCGGCGCCACCAGGGCGGCGCCCAGCATCAGGGCCAGGGCGAGCCCCCGCGCCGCCGCGCGAGCGCCCGCCCGCGCCGGATGTGCCATTCCGCCAGCCGGGCGTGGAGCCGGGCGAGCACCGATCGAAAAAGCCGCGGCCACATCCTCGCGGGACTCCATCTCCAGGGCCGCGCGCAGGGCGGCCAGTTCGCGTTCCGCCCGGGCCAGGCTGGCCAGGGCATCGGTTTCCAGACGGTCGAGCCAGGGGGCGAAAAGCCACTCGACCAAAGGCTCGCCGTAGTGGTCGCACAGGCGCTCCAGGGTGGCGCCGGAGCATCCGGCGCCATCGCGCCAATTGCGCACCGCCGCCGGGGCGGCGCCCAGGTCGCGGGCCACGGCCTTCACCGCGCCCTGGGCCCGGATCCAGGCCGCCAGACGGGCGGCCAGGGGGCCGACGCCCTGGTCGGTCAGGTCGGCGACCAACCCGGCGACATCGAGGCCCGGGCCGCCGACAGGGGCATGGGACAGGGCGGTCATGGCGCTGTCTCCGCACCGCCGGGGGCGGGCATGGTGCCCGACAGGTCCCGGATGGCCCGGATCAGGCGCTCGGCGGTGTCGGACCGGAGGGACTGCCCCCCCGTTTGGACCCGCCAAATGGTCGATCGAGAAACGCCGGCATGGCGCGCGGCGGCGGAGAGGGGGATGTCGTACCGGGCCGCCTCCTCCTCCACCTGGGTCAAAAGGGGTTTGAACATGGGAGCCCTCGCGATTGGAGTGTGTTGCGTTTATGCAATGCTTTGCGATGCGCGGTCAAGGGAAAACGCAACGGGATTTGCAATGCGCGCGGCCACACAATGCGGGAACGCAAGAGGACATCACCAATGACAGCGAAATCAGACCAATCCGAGACCACGGAAAAACGCGAGCCCCCCTCGCCGGAGGCCCTGGCGCGCGCCAAGGACATCCTGGAGTGGATGCAGGCCGTGAAAACCCACACCGGGTGGTCGTGGTCGCACTGGGCCCGCAAGGCGGGCATCGCGACATCCACAATTTCCAGATTTATCAAGGCCATGGAGCGCGGCAGCTACTACGAGCCCCCGAAGGTCTCGAAGTTGACCGCGTTGGCCGACGTGGCACCCGCCAGCGGGCCGGCCCCCACGGCGGACATGCTGGCGCCCCCGCCGCCGCCACCCCGGGCGACGACAGCCTGGACGGCCCCCGGATTGAACGGGGCCATGGCGGACTACCGCCATGCGGACACCGACGACGCCGCCAGCCTGACCGAGGCCATGGTGCGCGCCGGGGACAGGGCGACGTCCACCATCCCCGTCTATGGCACCAGCCCGGCGGGAGAGGCGGGCGCCATGACCCTGGACGACGCGCCCACGGGGTGGATCGCGCGGCCCGATCCGCTCCTCGCCACGCGCGGCGGATGGGCGCTTTACGTGTCGGTCGACGACATGGCCCCGGCGCTCATGCCGGGCGACCGGGCCATCATCCACCCCCGCCGCCCACCGACACGCGGGCGCCCCCATGCGTTCGTGCGAGAGGGAGACGGGCCGCGCGTGGCCCTGGTCGCCCACCTGGAGGACTGGACGGCCACGGAGTGGATCGTCCGCCTCTGGTCGCCGACGGATGGGGGGAGCGCGTCCCGCCCCCTCTCCCGCGCGGACTGGCCCATGGCCCTGCCCATCGTCGGAAAATTCGACGCCTGACCGCGCGGGAGCCCCCGCGCGTTGCGGCGCGTTGCGTTTTTGCATTGACAAGCGCGTTGCGAAAACGCAATGCTCCCCCATCGCGGATCACACGATGGAGGGAGACATGTACGTCTCGCACGGTACGACGACCGACCACGTTTTCGAGGCGGGGGACCGCAGGGACAGGTGTCCCGGAGAGGTCTCCATTTACGCCTTCCCCGTCTACAACGGGAAAGAAAGCAATCGCTTTTCCACGTCCATCACCCTCACCACGCGGGAGGTCGAAAGCCTTCTCATGGCCCTCGCCGTGGGCATGCATGGGATGGACGGCGCCGCCGCCCAGGCCTTCGCCGCGCGGTTCCTCGCTGGCGGGGAGGACTGATCATGGTCGTCTACCTGACGCAGCCGCGCGAGCCCGAGGGGAGCACGCAGGTACTCGCCCATCCGGCCCTGGCCGACGAGATCCGCGCGGACCACCGCCGCACCGTGCGCCGGGCCCTGGAGGCCCTGACCGAGGGATCGCCCATCACCGCCGCCCTGACCGCCACGTGGGCGGGCATCCAGGCCCATGACGCGGCACCCCTGGGGGTGGAGATCGCCAACCCCTTCGGGGGGCACCCGGAGTCCCCCCTGGCGGGGCCCTGGGCCGAGGGTCGCGCCCAGGGCCGGGCCACCACGATCCCCACCGCCACGCCGCCGGAGCGGCGCCCGCCCTCCCGCGCCGTCGGCATGACGCACGCCGCCCATACGCACCCGGAGGACTGACGATGACCAAAATAACAACGGAGGACCCGATGGTCGACGGGGTGCTCTCGCTGATCAATGGGTCCGGCCTCTCGACACTGGAGGTCCTGGAACGCCTCCGCGTCATCACGCGCGGGGTCATCGCCGGGGCGGTCTGCGCTCCCTCGTCCACGGATGATCGAGACTGGGACACGATCGCCGGCAACATCCGCGTCTACGCGAAAGCCCTGTCCGCCGATGCCGAGCAATACGCGGCGGAGGCCGCGCGCCTGCGCATGGCCCCACCCGACCCCCACTAGGATCACGCCCATGCCCCTGATCACCGCACTCCTAACCACGGGCGCGGCCACCGCGCCCCGGCCCCGCGCGCGGCGCCCCGGTCCAATCCGCCAGACGCTGGCCGTCGCCCTCCCCATTCTCTCCGCCATGGCCCTGGGCATCGCCCTGGCCTGGCTCCGCACCCAGTGAGGACCACCATGGACGCCCCGAAACGAGCGACGCACACCGTTCGCGCCATAGAGGCGACGATCCGCGCCGACGCGATCACCGCGGTGTCGATCGAGCATTATCCCGCCGCGCATGGCTACCCTATCGAGGAACGAAACGAGATCGTGGCATGGGTCGGCGCGACCCGGCACGTTATCGAGACCTACCGGAACATGGAGGACGCACGCCGCGCCCTGGAGAACCTCACCAGGCGCCTGGGATGGGCCGCGCCCGACGCCCCCAGCGGCATCACGTGCAAGGGAGACTGGAGCCTCGGCAGCGCATGCGGGCACTGTTCCAGGTGCCTGGCCAGCGCGCCGGACGCGGCCCGGCACCTCCAGAGTTTGGCGCGCGAATACCGGAGCCAGCGGGACGACCTCCTCAAGGCCCTGGACGCGATCCGGGCCCTCCCCGACGGGGAATGGTGCGATGCAAAAGTGATCGCCGGTGACGCGCGCGCGGCGATTCTCAAGAAGGATCAGAGCAATGGCTAAAGGTGAATACGAGCCCCCCAAGAACGCGCGTCCCGCCACGGCGGCAGCCAAAGCCGCGGGGGCGCGGATCGCCGTCGTCCTGACCGTAGCGGGAGCGCCGGGAGAGTTCCACCTGTGGTGTCACGGGGATACCCGTGGCCACAGGATCGTGGCGAAGATCCTGGCTGATACCATAGCCACGGCCATGGACACCGAGACCCTTCCTCAGCATGCCCAGGAAACCCTGCGTTTGATGACCAAGGGAACGAATCGCGATGGCTGAGCCGAAAATCGAATGGGTCCCGGAGATGTACTTCGGCGAATGCTCTCCGATCCCGCGGCCACACCCCGATGACTGGGTGACCGAGGACGGGCACCTCGCCCGAAACCCGCTCGACGAGGACGACGAGGACACGGAGACTCCGCTCCATGTCGGACGAGACGTCTGGTTTCGAGGCGTCATCTCCTACGGATGGCGTCCCGTCACCGTGACACGCGACGACATGGAAATGGGCGGCGGCGGGTGGCCAGTCGCCCCCGATGGGTTCGACGTCATGGCCCATGACGGGGACGCGGAGACACTATCCAGATCCCTACCGGAGCTAGTGGCCTCATGCCCCCTCCTCTCAGAAGGGGAAACCGTGACCGTTTTCGTCTACGCGTGGGCGTGGGGGCCTGTGCGATGGCGGTACAGCGGGAGCAGCTTTGAGCGCGTAGAGGACCAGGGTAATGGCTGACCGCACCAAACGCCAGGGTGAACTGTTCGCGGATGATCGGCGCCACAGAGCCAAACGCCGTGTCCTCATGCACGTCGCCGACGCTGGCAATTCCCCATGGGGCAAAGTGGTCCAGTTCGTCTGCCACAAATGCGGGCACGATACCGGATGGATCGAGGACCGGCGGACGGTATCCGAGAACAAACGCGGTCTGCCATGCCCCAAGTGCAACGAGGCACCGGAATGAGCGCGCGCATCCGCAAGGCGTGGGCGGTCACTGTTTACCGGCGTCCCGCCGACGGACCCCTTGGATACCCCGCTGAGTTCGCCGATCTGGTGTATGCCTCTACCGCGTCGAGGGCACGAGCACACATGATCGAGAGGTTGCAGGATTGCCGGGATCTATCTTGGCGCAAGGCCCTGGATCTAGTCTCCGTTCGTCGCGCGCCCGACGGGGACATCACGCTCCCCCCGCGCCATCGCCTCGCCGACGAACTGCCCCCGCGGCTCCTCGACATCGTCAGGCATGCCTACGGCGCGGCGCGTGGTTGGCCTGGGAGCAGAGGCCATTTTTGCGCGATGCCGAGCAACTTAGACCTCCTCCACCTCTCGTGGGAATGGGGGCTGTTCACGGGCCCTCACGGTGAGCGCGCGGACGGCGATTCCGGCCCATGGGTGGGCGCGTTTTTCTACCTGACCGACCTGGGGAGAGAGGTCGGAATCCTCTGGGCCTCCCCGGATTGCCGCCATTTCAGCCGGGCCAAGGGCGGTGCCCCCGTGTCCGCCCGCGTGCGGAGCCTCCCCTGGGTGGTCCTCCGCTGGGCCGGCCAGGCCCACCCCCGCGTGATCATGCTGGAAAATGTGACGGAAATCCGGACATGGGGGCCGCTGATCGCCCGGCGGGATCCGACCACCGGACGCGTGGTCAAGGCCGACGGCACCGTGGCCGCCAGGGGGGAGCGCGTGCCCGTCCAGGATCAACAGCTTGTCCCTGACAAGCGCCGCGCGGGGCAGTCCTGGCACGCGTTCAAGGCCCACCTCCGGGGCCTGGGGTACACGTGGTCCGACACCGACCTGTGTTGCGCGGATTTCGGCGTTCCCACGATCCGGGAACGCCTGTTTGGCGTGGCGCGCGCCGATGGACGGCCCATCGTCTGGCCGGGCGCCACCCATGCGCCGCGCGACAGGGCGGTGTCCCTGGGACTCACCCCTTGGAGGGGTGCCCACGAATGCATCGATTGGGGCATCCCAACGCGGTCGATTTTCGACCGTCCCCGGTCCCTGAAGCCGGCCACGCTCCGGCGCATCGCGCGCGGCGTGGTGCGCTATGTGATCGAGAGTGGCGATCCGTTCCTGGTACCGGTGACCCATGGCGGAGCCGGTGAGCGGGCCCGGTCCACGCGGGAGCCCCTGCCGACGATCACCACCGCGACCCGCGGGGAACTGGCCATGGTCAGCGCGACCCTGACCAGGGAGTTTGGGAACTCCACGGCGGGAGGCGGTGGGAAAGCCGCCCTGATCGCGGCGTTCCTCGCAAAGCATTTCGGGGGAGTAGTGGGGCAGGACATCCGCACCCCAACGCCCACGGTGACGACCACGGACCACAGCGCCCTCGCCGTCGCCACCATGGTGAGCCTCCGGGGGAGCGTCGACCGCCCAGGCCGCGACGGGACGAGCCCGGACGCGCCCCTGCCGACGATCTCGGCGCGGGGCACCCATGCGGGGCTCGTCCTGGCATTCCTCCAGCAGTACTACGGCACGGGGGGAGACAGCCAGGGAGCCGGGGACCCAATCAACGCCATCACCACCAAAGCCCGCCATGGGCTTGTGACCGTCACGGTCGAGGGCACGGACTACGCGATCACCGACATCGGCATGAGGATGCTCGAACCCCACGAACTCGCGCGCGCGCACGAGTTCGACCCCCGGAGCATTCCGGAGGTGGTAGCGATCGGGGAGAGGCTCAAGCGGGTAACCAAGGCGGACAAAATCCGCCTGATCGGCAACAGCGTGCCGCCGCGCATGGCGCGGAGGCTGGCGGAGGCAAACGCACCGCTGGCGCTCGACGCCCTGGCGGCGGAGTAGGAGGGCGGACCATGGCCACGATCCCGAGAGGACTGTCCGAGGCTGAGGTGGTGCGAGCCCTCCGGGAATGCGGGTGGCCCATCTCTATCCACACACTGAAAAAGGCGCGCCTCGCCGGGCTTGTCCCAGCGGTGATCTTCGCCGGGCGCGTCACGTACAAGGAAAGCGATCTTCCTGGAATAATAGAGGCGCTTTCAAGACCAGGGGACACGGAATGCAACAAATCGACTTCCAAATCGGAAAGTATAAACTCACGACAGAACAAAAAGGGGCAAGTTATTACGTTTCGTGGTGGGACGCAGGGGCTCGACGACAGCGCCGCAAGTCTCTTGGGACAGCAGATCTAGACATCGCCAAGAAGGCGATGGCGGCATTTGTTCTTGAGCATGACAGGCCCGTCAATGGGAGACCAGACGACATTTATATGGTGTCTATCCTCCTCCCATACCTCAAGGAACGCGGAGACAAAATTCCATCGGCGGCCCAAGCAAGAATAAGCGCAAGGCAAATTCGCGATTACTTCGGATCGACTGAAAAGGTTTCGGGTATCACTCCAGAAAGACAACGCGCCTTCATCCGCCACCAGCACGGGACGCGGGGGCATGCGCCCGCCACCATCTCCAGGACGATGTCGGTACTCTCCGCCGCCCTGGGGCTCGCGGTGAAAAACGGGGAGTTGGCCACGGCGCCGCGGATCATCATGGCGAAAACAGAGATCGCCGACATCCTGGCCATATCGGATGAATCCCTGCCCGCCAGGCGCCTGACCGTGGAGGAACTGGCGCGATTCGTCGACGCGATTCCGGAGCGGAGCGAGCACCTATTTCGGTACGCTGTCCTGGCCCTCAACACGATGGGCCGACCGGACGCGATCACGGACCTCTCTCCCGGGCAGTGGGAGCCAGATATCGGTGTGGTCCGCCTCAACCCGCCAGGGCGGCGGCAGACCAAAAAGCGCCGCCCGACCCTCCCCGTCACCGATTGCCTGGCGGGATGGCTCGCCATCTGGGACGCCCAAGCCGACCGCTATGTCTACACGGGCGCCGCCGTCGATCAGCAGGGGCGCCCCAGGGGCCAAGGCCCGAGACCCATCGGGAACCTGAAAAAATCCGTGCGGGCGGCCGCCGTCCGCGCTGGGCTCCAGGGCGCCGACGAATGGTCCGACGCGGCCACGGTGACGCCCTACACGTTTCGCCGCACCATGGCCCGCATGCTCCGCGTCAAAGCGGTTCCGGCGGCCGACATATCGGCGATGCTGGGCCACGACATGCCGGGGAGTCGCATGACGGAGGTCTATGCCGATTTCGACCCGCGGGAACTGGACAGGCCGCGCCAGGCGATCGACCAGATCATGGGAGAGATCGAATCCCACCTCCGAAAAATGGGGAGCGCCCGCACGATCCTACCGCCCAAACTACCAAACGACCACCAAAGAGAGTGA